ATCATTTTGTAATAAATTACCTATCCACTTTTTATCATTTTCACAGAAATTAGCAACAAAGAAATCAAGTATTTGATCTTTGTTATATTTTTTGCTAAGTTTGTGAAAAAAGTATCTATCGTTTCTTTTAGTAAATGTATCAAGTTTACAATTGACTTTACCACCATACTCAAAGAAGTCGTAATTAGTAGTAAAATGTAATTTAACTGCCAAATAAACTTTAAATACATCAAACCCTCCATACATATCTATATAGGTAGAACACCACCCTTTTTCTCTTTTAACATTTTTAAATCTACTGCTTCTATTTTGATTTTTTCTTTTAATGATTTATTAATAATAGACTTCACAGTAGATAAATCTATATCATTACTTTCGCAATAGTCAACTATAGCATCCATATAAGTTATTCTTTTTTCTTTTACAATGCCTTCTATTATTAGGGAAAATTCTTTGCTATTCATAATTATATTATATCACACTTTCTTATATTTGTAAAGGGTGGTTACTACCGCTAGCGTTCACCACCCTAATACCTTAGGCACCTTTATAGGCGTCTAAAGTCTTTTGAAACTTACCTGCGTGAGATTTCTCTGCTTTCGCTAGTGTTTCAAACCAATCGGCAATTTCTTCAAAGCCTTCTTCTCTAGCAGTTCTAGCCATACCTGGATACATATCTGTATATTCGTGTATTTCACCTTTAATAGCAGATTGTAGATTTTGTTCGGTACTTCCCATAGGTTCACCTGTTGCTGGGTCACCTACATCTTCCAAGTATTCTAAATGACCGTGTGCGTGACCTGTTTCGCCTTCCGCTGTTGATCTGAATACTTGTGCAACTTCGTTAGCACCTTCAATATCTGCCTTTTGAGCAAAGTAAAGGTATCTTCTATTTGCTTCTGATTCGCCTTGAAATGCGGCTCTTAAATTGTCTGATGTTTTTGTTCCTTTTAGACTCATAATAACTCCATTATTAAGTGCCTGTTTCTGTTACTAGGTACAGGCAAACCCATTGCAACTTTATGCTGCTAAAGCGTAACTTTCGTTAGCATTTATAAATGTGACTTTACGTTGTCAACGATTAAACTCCAGTAAGTTTTAACTGTGAATCGATCCTAGTTCCACCCCTTAAATTTCATTGTTTAAATGGTGGAGTGGGTGGCGTTGCAGCCACGTCTTCTCCAGGTATTGTCTAACCTTCAACGTCTAATTCTTTTTATCTTGTTTTAAAACATTTGTTTTATTAAATGTTCTAAACAATATACAAGTTTCAGTAGCACCTGCAACGTCAACTGTTACTAATATTTGATCTTCATTTTCATAGTAACTTATCATATATACAGGTTCACCATCTGGTTGACTTGATGCTCTACCTAAACTTAAATGTACAGGTTCAAAATCTTCATCATAAATGTATCTTTGTACCTCTGGTGGAGTACCACAAACAACAGGTGCTTGTTGCCAATATAAATCGTATGTTAATTCTTCATTAGCAAATACACTAGTACACAATAAACCTAAAATTAATATTATTTTTTTCATAAGCCCTTTCGTGTAAAATATGGGCTCAATATTAAATTTACGTTTGCTTGATTTTACTTTTATTTACTTCTTCATAATATTTATAAAAGTCTTGTATTGCTTTACCTAGTGGTTCCATATAATCTTTCTTTTCTTTTTTATAACAAGCAACTGTGCCATCTTCAGCAGCCAATAAGATAACTATTTGTTCAATAGGTGTTTTAAATATTTCTTCATACATTACAGCGTAAGCAGTAGTTTGTAAGAAATAATTATCAATCCATTCTTCGTTACGTTCTTTATTAGCAGTTTTAAAATCAATAACGGACAACTTGCCATTGTATTCAGCAATACAGTCAACTTGACCAGCAATAGTCAATTTATGTGAATACATAATTGCTTCTAGTAAATGAATATTATTAATCTGATCTACGTATGGTTTTAATAATTTAAATAGACCTATAGGTAATACACTTCTCTCACTAGGAGTTTCACCTTTTAGGTATTGTTCAACTAAAGTATGCGTTGCTTTACCACGTCTAGCAGCTCTGCCCATTTCCCAATTGGCAGCACCTTCACCTACGTTTTCACGCCACTTCATAAGTCCGTCTTTTTTTCTGATATTTAAAACGGTAGTGACAGACGGATAGTTTTTACCTTCTACTTCGTAAAATCTATGACCGTCTATCCTTCTACCTTTAGTCTTTGGTAATAAGTCTTTGTTTATTTCTATAAATTTAAATTTGTTCATAATGTATTCACTATATCATAATATTGTATAAATGTCAAGCGTTATGTGCCTTTTTGCATATACATATCATTTATACGATCTCGCTCTTTCTTAAATTCATCATTAAAAGGGTCATTCTTTCATTCGGAAAGTGCTTGTATTCTATCTCTTAATCTTTCTGCTCTTGCACCTACTTGTTTTGCCCAACGACTATCCATCATTTCATTAGCTGCCGTAGACCAGTTACCGTCATTGACGGCTGCAATAAACTTTTTAAACTGACCTAATCTTGGCGCTCCCATATTAAAACACATATTTACAATCACTTGTTGAGCTTCTTCAGGTAAATCATTTAAATTAGGAAATACCTTTTTAGATTCTTTGATGTAAGTTTCTACATCTTTATCGAATACTGCATTAACTCTTTCCTCCGATACAGGATAACCTACATCTGCACCGTATTCATCATCACCTGCCACAACTAGGTGACCAATTCCAAAAGTCTTATAACCTAAATGATCAAGGTATACTTCGTACTTTACACCTTCATCAATTTTAAGTTGTTCTCTAAGCTTTTCTATGTTCATTTAATTTGTCCTTTGCTTGTAGTTTAAGTTTTTTGAGTTGTCTTAAATTATACCAACTGTAATTTGATCTATCATTATTACGTACTTCTTCCAATTCATTTACTTTTGATTTTAGTTCTTTGTGATTATGTTTAATCACTCTTTTTACACTCATATTAACCTCTAGTTAGTTTTAAGATTTTCTCTATCTGAGCCTTAATAATAGGACCTCTATTTGGCCAATGTATATAAGGTTCATCACTTTTACTTAAATTATATAAGAACGGTAAAACTATCTTTTCAATATCTTTAAATCTTTGATTAACCGTTTCATCAGTTATTTCTTTTGTGATCGTGTCTTTTTGTGCCACAATTTCCATAACCTCATTCATCATAGATTTAATATCTTTTACATCTTCTTTTACTTTAGATAGTTCTAAATTATTGTTTTCTAAAACTGTTGGATCTACTGTAGGTTCTGATTTAGGTGTAGATGAAACAGGTGTCATACCCCAATCATCTGAAATATCAAACCCACGCATATAATCAGGTAAATTATCTGACATTAAATTACACCTCCATATTTCTTTTTCATCTTTTGTACTGCCTGTTTTGTTTTGATTGACTTAACATCTTTTTTACCGTGTTCACGGCCTAAGGGTGTATGTGGATTTGCCTCAGCAATTTTAGATAATGTTTCTTTCCATCCTTGATCATTTTTATGTGTAATACCTGACACACCACCGATAATATTTATTGGTTGAATAACTTGTGTAATGTGTTTATTCTTATCTAGGTACTCTTCCATATCACTTATAGACATATAATCAGTATGTTCTTTTTTAGTTTTTTTATTATAAAATGTATAAGTAGGCATTATGCTTTAAATGGATCTTTAGTTTTAAAATATTTTTCTAAAACTTCTAATTGATCGTGGTATTCAGCAATAATTTTTAGTTCTTTTTCTATTGCCTCTAATATATCTGGATGTTCACCAACACCAGCAGCATTTTTTAAATACACTTCAACATTCATTGAGTGTTTTGCTATATGTCCTTTTGCGTGATCTTCAATTGCCTTTATAACATTTTCTCTATTATATTCATTCGCCATTAGTTTCTCCTTCTTTCAATCCTTTTCTTAAAATTTCTTCTTCATTAATAGTATATAGTCTTAACATACCTTTCTCTTTTGCCAATCTTTCATCTCTAAATTGTTTTGACATTTGCCTACTCACTTCTAAATCATCATCTTGCATTTTGTATTCCTTCCTTAAACCAATCTGGCATTATTGCATTAGGTTTTTCCCATTTAGCAAATCTTCTTTTTTCTAGTATATAGTATTTTCTATACGACCCTACTACGTCACCTGGTATTTTACAATGATCAGGCATTGCCGGTGTAGCGTCTGTACCTTTTACATTGACTTTAGCATTTTCAGGTGGCACAGATAAGAGTTGACCTAATTTTGTGATTGATACGTGGTCTTTATCTTTCTGCCATCTTAACTTATATTGTTCATTTAATGCCATCATATGTTTATACAACCATACATAATTGTAAGCAGATTTTAATACCCATTGTGTACTAGGGTGACCTAACCAACCTGCCTTGTAAATGATTGCTTCTTCATTAGGATTATCTAGTCGCCATCTTTTTATCTTACGACCATTTTTTGTCTTGTCAAAATATTCTGTACCGTCTAGCACTCTCTTTGCTGTACATAACATTTGAGCAGACTCTAATATCATTTTAATAATGTGTTTATCACACATCATTTCTGCCGCTTTAACAGGATCTTTATCTACATAAAATATATTCATTAGTGTACTAAACTCCTCATCACCCAATCTCTCATATTATATTCATCTGCCAACTTCATCATCTTATTATACCACATAGATTTCATTTCATCTGAAGTAGAATTAGCACACGCTTTTGCTAAATTTTCTAATCTATGTTTTTTTGGATCTTTAGTTAGACGTTTTATATCTTCAATTGTTATCATATTATCTCCTATCATTATATATTATCACTTTTTTTGTTTATTGTCAAGCCTATTTTTTCTCATTCCAATCATAGATTTGATTGAGTTTTAACTTAATTTCGTCTGGATTATCACCAAATTCTTTGACTAAACCTTGATAACCTCTTAATTTCTTATTTTTTCTTTGTAATGATTCTATCTGTTTTTCTAAATCTCTTTTTTTAGATGTTTTTTGATAATCTTTTTTACTCTTCCATTGCCGTAATGAAATATTAGCTGCAATCAATAGAAGTACAGCCAGAGGATCAAATACAAATATGAGTATCAATATCACAATACGAACCGACTTATCAAAATTATCTTGTGCGTTCTCACCATAGATTAGTTCAGCAACATATTTAATAGGTCCTACTTCAGCCTCAATCTTATCTTGTTCTAAACTTAATGATGCTTTTTGATTTGTTAAATCAGCAATTTTATTACTAGCATTATTGATTGCTGTATTTAAGGTGTTTCGTTCTTCTTCTTGTTTTGCTCTTTCTTTTAATCCTCTTGTTACATATTCTTTTTCTATATAAACTTCTAATGCTTTATCTAACTGGTCAAGTGTCTTTTGTGACCTGTCTATAATCGTCTGTTGTTGATTGATTTGATTGTTTAATAATTCTATTTTGATATTATTGCTTGATGTAGGTTTTACTTGGTCAAGGTGTGCCTTTGATAGAAACCCAAAGATACCCATTGATGTAATGAATATTAAAACTATAATCGCACCAAATAGATATGCCTTTAATAAACGTGGTACATCACTATCCCAATTGTTGTACAACCAACTGGCGGCAACGAGTTTGCCTACTTCTAATGCTGAACCCATTGCAATAATAGGTATAACTGCACCAGCAAATAGTGTTGCAAGTCCTATAATAGAATACCCAGCCGCTATAACGGATATAGATATAGCAGATAAAAATGTGAGTAATGTTAAAAACATTATTGTATTTTATACTCTTTTCTAATTTTCTTTATTATACTTTTTACTTTAGGAAAATAATCTTTATCTGAAGCGTAGGCACCTAGTGTTTCTACTAATATAAATGGATCGTCAATTCCGTCTTCTCTCAACTTCCTATAATCTTCAAAACCACTACCATTATTTAGTATTTTAACATAATGTTCTACACTATAACATTCGTGTTCATAAACTTTTACACCCCACTTCTTTGGTTTATTAGAAGGTAACATATGTGGTTGTTGTAAATCGTAAGTTCTTATACCAAAT